TGGTGTTTTTGTTGCTATCTGAATTATTTTCGTTTTTTTATCAGCATGAGTTAAAGAAATTTTTAAGTTGTCTAAAATGGAGTAAATGGCTGTGTATGTAGGATCACATTTTGTTATAATTTTTAAAATTTGCAAATTAACTGGGCTGTCTTCTCCCTTTAATTTTTCTTCATTATACATTTTCCTGAAATTATCTTCATGTTCATTCCTTAATTGTGGATAAAGTTCTAAATATTCTTTTATTGTTATTGCATTTAAATAAAATTCTCTTTTCTTCTCCAGATAATCTCTAATCCCCAAATTTAATTTCAGAATTTTATTTTTAACAAATTTTGACAATCTCATGGTCATCATTGTTCTTGAAGCCTTGACGTATGCTTCTGTGAAAGTTTTATTAAAAAACATCATTTTTATCCATTGTGTTAATAAAACATTTTCTTTTGGTTTACTAAATTTATATGAAATGTGATCCTGCCAAAATTGTAAAATTTCCTCCTGAGACAAATTAAGATACTTTTTTATTCTTTGTAGATTTTTATTTTCAAAGGAATAAATAAATCTCGGATTATATAATGAGTAACCATAATCAATATCTTCCATCATAACTCCTTCTTCCTGATTCATTTTTAATCCAAAATAATACAAAAAGGAAATCTCTTCTCTTTGTTGCTCGGTACCATATTTATATAACCTATAATTATTTGCATTTCCTTTACAATATAAGGAAAATAAAGGTAAAGGATCAGGTATCCCAAAATTTTCTACCGGGGTTGACATTAATTGGGCTAGATCCTTATTTAAATTATTATACATTTTAGGTAAAATGGAGTAACATTCTGCCACATAAAGACAATGTAATTTTTGAAAAAAATAAAGGAAACTTTGGTTACATCCAACTCTCATGCATTCTCCTACTCTTGATAAAGCAGAATCAACATCATTTTTATAACCTGTACAAGGTAAATTTGTGTTTATTTCCTTTGATTTTTTTATTTGGGGATATAGCATTACACCATTAAAAGATAATTGTGAAACAAATTCCATGAAAACTGATTGACAATTTGTTTTTTTCGTACTATCATTATAACCATGTAATCTCATTATAATTTTGTGAAGTACCCTGAATTTTTCAAAATCTTTTATATCTGTATATAGACAAATAAGGAAATAATCATCTGAATGTTCCATATGTTCTATAATTAGATTACTGTTTGGGTAAAATTTTTTCCATAATTTAAAAGTATAATTTGTACAACAGACAGCTTTGAAGGAAGAAGAATAATTGAACATACCCATAAGGAAATTTTGATTACTTTTATATCTTCCTGTTTCTGTTAAATTTTTAGTATTTAAATATTTAAGTTTATCAATTAATTTCTGGTGTTCTTTCAAAGTTGGGGTCACCACCTTATTAAAGATATTTAGAGGAATTTGTATTTCCTTTTCAGTCCAACAATTATAAAGTGAACATAATGTTTCGTACATTTTTG